CTTGTCTTGCGGCAAGCTATTCAGAACCACAAACCAAGGCTGTTCTTCTATGTCATCAAAGTTTGTATTCGTCTCACCATAGTTCTTTATGGCTGTCAGCATATTCTGAGTCGCAAGACCTTCGGAGCGTTCTGCTATCTCACGTCCAAGCTTAGGTATCTCAACCTCATTAAACTTAGACACAGACATTAGAAAGCCTTTACCGATAGCGCTGTTCTTGTCTATGTCGTTCTCTTCCATGAAGATTTCAATATAGTCGTCGGCAAGTTTTTGAGCTTCTTCGTCAGGAATAGCGGCTCCGTTTGCCATTTCTGGCATCGTTGCAAAGAAGTTCTTTTGATGCTCAAGCAAACCGTCTTTATACGCCTGAGCCTTTGATGCTCCTAAGTGGCGAAGGTTGCGCTCGCCCATAAGAGGGTTGTTGTTGTTGATGCCCTTGTATTCTTTGAACACCTTCTTTTCAGCCTCGTCGGCCTCTTTTTTTGCCGCCTCAACTTCAGCGTTTTGTTCATTAAAGAACGCTTCTCTTTCCTCTGGAAGCATTGAAGCAAGCTTCTGGTCAAACTCAACGGCAGCACGCTTTTCGTTTATCTGAGCGAGTTGAATGTTCTGTTGCTTAACCGCTTCGTCTAGTTGCTCAGAGCGAATGCCTTGCATTTCAATCTGATGCTCAATGCCTTCCTTGCGAAGCTCTGCTTGCTCCAGTTGCGTCTGGTATTGAGTGAACTGGTTAAGGATACCACTCATGGTCCCCAGCGAAGCGGAGAGCCTACCGAGGCTTGTCTGTGAGGCTGGAAGCGTGCGCTGCACACCAACACCATACGTCCCAGCCTCACGCACGGTGGAGCGGACTACATGGTCTCTAGTGAAGTCTTCCGCTTGCTGACGGGAGTCCGTATTGAGAAGGGCTGATAAAGGATTCTTTCGTGTTGCCATAGTTTAGTTGGTGTTTCGGCTCTGCGCTTGGTAGAGTCCCATTTGAGCGGCTGAGGTTGCTGTTTGTTGTCTGGACAGCAGTAGATTCTGACGAGCAACTCCTTGTTGAGCTGAATACAAATCTCGCTGGGCTGTGGACGCCGCGCTGGATGCACTAGCAATGCGGCCAGTTTGATACTGACCAAACATAGTAGAAGCGGTTTGCAGAGCTGTTCCCAAGAAGTCAGGGCGAGCGATGGGCTGGTTAATGTCAATCATACGGCTGACATACTGTTGCCCTTTGTTCTCTAGCGAGAGTCTACGGGCTGTGTCGTTCATGCGCTCTTGCAAGGCAAGCGCCGCTTGATACTCAGCGTTCTTACGCTCGAAGTCTTGTAGGTTCAGTCCTACTGAGGTCCCCGCAGCGTTGACAGTCTCTGCTGCCACGGCGGTGGTTGAGATTGCTTCTTGAGCCTCGCGGTCAGCCTTGAGCTGCTCTTGAGCCATTGTTGTTTCTTCGTCGGCTTCTTGGATACGCTCGGCTCGCATCGACATCTGCTGACGCTGCATTTCTCGTATAGAGGCTGCATCTTGAGCAGCTTTCTGCTGTTCAGCTTGCTGCTTCTGAGCCTGATACTGAGTAACGCCTTGGGCTGCTGAGAGTCCCATCATGGTCGCTGTAACTGGGTCTACGCACATATTATTTCGTTATTATAAATTTTCTAAATAGTTCTCCATCAATGAGTTGCGGGTCGCTGAACACAGCGCCACACCACTTAAGCCATTTGATACACACTAGGTTATCGGCGTGTATCCAGTTAGACACTGAGCCGTAATGAGCGGCCAACGACCAAACCCACTTCCTGCAATGCCTTAAAAAGTCTCTTGAGTAGCGCTCTACTTGGTTGGTCCCTAGCATCCAGATGTAAGGCTCGCTGCCTCCACCCCCGCCAAAGATTGCCATGACCTTGTTGTCCTTGGTCATCACCGTAAAGTTCATGTCGCTGTTGTCCATGGAGGACTCCACAGCGTTGCTTGGGTCAACCCCAAAACACATACACTCAACCTTGTCCATCTCTCGCAGACCTTCCGTTAGCTCTTTAGCGTGCTCGGCGGTTGCGATTAGAATAGAGTGACCTTCAGGTGTCTTTTCAACTACATTACCCATAACGTCTGGAGCGCTGGTGGACAAACGATTCAAACTCAGCGCTCTGCAAATTGCAAGGCATAGCTGAATCGTTTTCAATCGTGATTGTTGTCTGTTCAGGGTCACTAAACACAGGGAACCGGAAGCTCCCCGATTCAAGCGGCAAAGAGCCTTCTTGCGTCTGCTGAACGATAGAGGCGTTGAACTCTGAGGTCGATGTGTCCCGCAGGTGCGGCGTTGTCTTGACCTTAAAGTGAGCGGTGTCCTCAAAGAAGATAACACCACCACGAACACGCATCTTGCCGTCGCTTTGAGTCATGCTCTGTCCTGACTGAGCCTTGAACAACAACGTAGAGAACGTGTATTTCATGGTGTAGGGGATGCCTACGTAGACTTGTGTTTTTTTACCATCGAGACCTCCTCCAACAATGTCGTCCTTGAAAACAACCTCGGTTAGCTGGTTCACAGAGTTGGTTGTCTCATACTGAACTAGAAGACCATCCTTTGTGTAGATTTCAATGTCTTCGCTGTCCTTGAGTAGATATGGAAGTGTAAGAGTAGGAGGCGACGCGATGGCGTTCAACTCGACTGATACACGCCTGTCAAGATGCGTATTGTAGCCTTCAGGGTCTCGGTTCTTGTTACCAACCGAAAGCTTCAACAGGTGTGTCTGGTTTACGAAGGTGTCCGATATAGCCTGAACAACATACAGTTCAGAATCAATGAACGTCAGCCCGCGAATGTTTCCTCCTTCAATGGTGAACTTACTCCACGAGCTAAGAGCTTTCTCGTTGCCCTTGAAGAAGTATTTGTATATGTAAATGTCAGTGCCGTCAGTAGCAGCCATGAGGCTCTCTGCGCTGCTTCCGGCTAGAGCCACAAGTCCTCCTCCGCTTGTTTTAGGGATATACTGAGGGACGTGCGCTGTGATTTCGTTAGCGTCAAAGACGTCTGTAGAAGCGTTGACTGTGAACTCACGGATGCCCATGAAGTCTCCCCTGTCAAACGGGAAGTAGATATACGAGCCAAGACCAACTGGGTCTACTGAGCGGCTGTATTCGTATTCAGTGATTTGGTTAAACGCCACTGTCCTAGGAGTCAGCAAGTCGTCTCCCTTGAGAACAAACTGACTGAAGTCCGAGAACAACACCAAGTTATCTTGGAAGGCGATGGCAGCTCTAAGCTTGGTCACCTTCTCAGACGAGATGGTCGCGTCGATTGGGTCTCCGTCCAACAAGGACGTAACCGACGTGCGGTAGAAGTTGTAATTCTGGATGTCTAAGTCCCCATCATAACTGCCAAACTTGATTTCGCTCATCGACACCGAAGCGTTAGAAAGGAAACCAAGGCGACCTTTGAACTGGAACACTCGTTCAATGGTGTTACCAATAAATGACGGGTCAGGGTTTGTATACTCGTCTCCTGCCGACATTTTGTCTAGTGGCAGGTGGTTCAACTCAAAGGTGTTCACTCCAGTGCTTTTAAGAAGCAAGGGCATCGTAGTCGCGTCTATGCGGTCTTGAATGCTTCCTCCGCTGGTCTCATACCAACTACCATCTCCCAAAGCTCCTGTAGCTGTTGACGGCGTGTGTCCGTGAACCAAGAACTCAACATACCTGTCGTCCTCGGCTGCGTCTACGTCTCCCTGCACGGCAATCTTGAAGCGGTGGGTAGCGATACTGGGTAGGTCAGTTATTGAGGAAACCGACTTGTGTGCTACGCCTAGAATCTCTCCAGCGCCTGATTCGTCTGCGTGAATCGTGAAATTAGCTGGGCCATTAATTATTCCTACCTGTCCGCCTTTGAGTTCAATAGTAAAGTCAGCGTCGGACGCTAACGAAAGAGCGTCAAGATATGTAGGGTTGTTTGAGCTGTATGTAGCGGCGTTGGCGTCTGTGGTTACAAGGTCAGTTACAAACTGGGTTATCGGGTGATTAAGAGGCTTGTCATATCTTGCTGTGGTTGTGTGCTCGCCTATTCGCTGAACCGCTCTAGGCCCTGCATATTCTATACCTTCGGTAGCGTAAGTCGGATTATAGTGGTATCTTGGTTTTCCTTCAAATAAGTTTCTAAGAATAAAGTCAGACTCCGCTTCTCGGCCACTGTTAGTGGTTACTGAGCTCGCATAAACCTGAGATTGACCTGAGTAGGTCCAGTTTTCATACGTAGTTCCACTTTCGGTAGTAACCGACAACCCATACTTTCTTTCATAATCTCCCTGCTTAACGAACACCAAAGCCTCAGGACTAATCGGAGAGCTTAAGGTGGAGTCCTTGGCTACCGTCTTCTTCGTGTTCAAGACATAGGTAACGTCTCCAGTGGTGAACAGCTTAAGGTCGTCAACGGGAACCGTAGCGGTCGAGTCGTCAACACCGTGCGTAAGGTAGTTGCGAGACTCTAGGATAAGCTCTGCGTTTGCCGTGTTGTTGACTGTGTATTCAACTACGTTTTGATACGAGCCAGTCTCGTTGCCATAGAACGTAACACCAGACGCCACAACACGAATGTTCTTTCTGTTGGTGTCGGTAGCAATGTCGTGGATTGTATACTCGGTGGAGCCCTTGTTAAGCCCCTCAACAATCTTAAGTTTACCAATGCGCTGTGACTCGGAACTCAACACGGTAACAGGCGCCTTTTGAGTCAGCGTAAGCACTTGGTAGCCTTCGGTGTCTACATCTAGGAATGAATCAACAACACCACGGTAACGCTCTGTGATTGTCGCTTGGACTCCTGTAGAAAGGTTATAGGCTGCGATGGACTTCGTTGATGTTGTGTCCTCTTTAATTATAACAACATACCTTTCATTCTTGTCCCTCTCAATAAAGTGAACCTTGGAGTTTGCGTCCAAGGCTGCGGTATCTAGAAGGGTTGCAAGGTGCTGACATCCGGGGCGCTTTTGCAGCCCGTCCACGATGCTAGGCAGAGCGTTTTCCTGCTCCTCACACTGACCTGTAAACCTTACAGAATCAGGTTGCTGTGAGACCCCTTGAATGAGGTTGCTTACCGATGTGTTGATTAAAGGCATTAGTAGATATTTAGGTTTCGTTGCACACCGATACGGCGGTATACGTCTTCGCTGTCAAAGATGGTTCTGTCGGAAGACTGAGCGTCTAGTTCCAACAGGCGTGCTCTAGCTTGCATCTCGTCAACAGCGATTAGAGATTGAAGCTCTGCGCTACCCACAATGCGTCCTTGAAAGATGCGGGAAGCTCTTAGTGTTACGTAACGTCTGGCGACCTCGGGGAGTTCGTCCCAAGTTAGTTGGACGGTGAGGTCAACCTTGAAGGTCTCACTGAAAACGTCAGTGCGCTCTTTGCGATTATACAAATAATAACCACGCTGAACAACATCCATGTCCGTGTCTACAGAATCAACAAATAGAGTCTCGTCAGGAAGCCGAAGCTTGCCTGTGTCTTCTTTGACTGGTTCGTAGTCAGTAACAGTGTTAAAGTGCCACTCTTCGGTTTGCACTTCTTTTGATACTTCACGAAGGACGGTGAGGGCGGTGCTTGCCGAGATAGGCAGAGCTGCCGTGTCCGCAAGAGAGTTTATAGGCGCTTCACCAATATGCCCAAGCATTTGGTTTACGCTTTCTAGTTCAGTAGTGAGAGCCATAAAATTAGTTGATTAGCAGCGCCAGCGGCGCAGGGCGAGAGCCTTTCTAGTGGGGCGACCTTTGGAGTCCTTCATGGGACCCTTGGCGCCCTTCATGCGAGCGCAGAACGAGCGCCGCCTAGCAGCCCTTTTTCCTTTTGGGTTCTTCTCGGTAACAGGAGCTTTTAGGTTAGAGCCTGTTTTACGATTGTAGTGGTCCCTCCCCTTTTGGGTAAGACCGCCCTTTTTGGACTTGTGCTCTACGCGAAGGTTTACTCGTTTAGCCATAAGAAAAAAAGGGGCCTCCAAAGATTACTCTAAGGAGACCCCTTGAGGGTTTGATTAAGCAATAACACTCACAGCACCTTCAGGACGAAGGATACCGTGGCCCATTGCATACTTGGCAAGCATCAGGGTGGCTTGCTTAGGAATGGAATACTCCGATTCCACAGCAAGGTCCATCAGCTTAACAGTGCCAATAGACGACTTGTGACCAGCAACGAACTTAAGCGTGTCAAGACTTGCGTCAAGATAGCCTTTACCAGCCGAGGAGCCATCAGCGTCATCGAATGGGTTGTTCTTAGCATTGGTGTCATCAGCAGTCGTATCATTGGTGGTGATGTCAGACAGGTGAGTCGAGCTGAAGATTTGCAGACCGACAAGCTCCATGACTTTACCGGATGCGATGCTACCGCCGCCACCGAAGTCGCGGTTGATGGCAGCGTTGTCGCTACCAGCAAGGAGGTAGTAAAGCTCAGGAGTCAAGATGACGAAGCGGTCCTCAGCGGGGATGTCTTGCTCGTCCAGCTTCTGCGCGATAAGGCGGAAGGTCTGAATGAGGTTGGCAGCGGAGCTGAGGTCAGCAGGAGCACCAGTGGTGGTTCCCAAGTCAATCTTGATACCTTGACCAGCGTCAGGGTTAGCACGTCCAGCAGCGTCTACTTGAGAAGCAGCAACGAGGGTCCGCATGGTAGCGAGGTCGAAGCGCTTGGCAAGAGCACGACCCAACTCGGTCGAGTAAGCAGAACGCACGTCGTAGTGGTTCTTCAGCTCGTCGATGTTGGCAATGGATGTAGCCGCAATAAGCACGTCATCAATGTTAATGATGCGCTCCTTGTGGTTAATCGTCGAAACGTATTCTGTGCCATTGTTGGTTTCAAATACGTCTTCACCGGGGGTGTGATACTTAGCAGTTGCTTTGCCCATAGTGGGGAACTGCGCCGACTTACCGCTCGAAATAGTCCGAACAGTGTGTAGGTCCTTCATCACGTTTACTTCTTCAAACGTGGTTAGAACTTCATTAGCGAATACCTTGAGAAACAGGGCGTCGGTGTCACCAGCGCCGCCACTTTGTCCAAGGCGTGAGGGGGTAATAAGGCCGTTTGCCATAATAATATAGGGTTAGGTTTGGTTTATACTGTTTCATGTTGGTTCTCGGCGTGGTTCACTCAGGAGCGTTATCCTTTCGGGCGCTTTGGTTACTTTCATGCTTATCCAACAGGAAATTATTGATGCCGTCAGCTAGGACTTGGCCTAGTTCTTCAGGCTTGGAGAACAGTTCAAAATCTTCTTTGTTGTCTCCGAAAAATGGTTCACACAGTGCTGTGGGGATGTCGGCTTTGTTGAGGAAGCTGTAGCCGTTGTAGCCTTTCTTAGCTCCCTTGATGCCTCTGTTACGACTGCCGTAGGCGTTTAGAATGGCAGACTGAATACTGGACGCCAGCTTCTTGCTTTTGGGCGCTCCGTAACGATACCAAGTCTCAGTGCCTCGCGTCTTGCAGTCATACGCGTTAAAGTGCAGCTCAACAGCCAGAGTGGCGTTGTGTTCTTTAAGGCGTCCTTTGATGTAGCGCATAGCCGCTGGGTAGGACTTAGCGTTGTAACAGGTGTATAGTTTGTTTGGTATTCCCTTCGAGTCTAGGCTGCGTTGAAGCGCTCGGCCTACCTCTCGGTTGTAACTCCACTCGCTGTTTAGCCAGTCATAGCTGTAGGCTCCGTGGTCCCCTATGCGGGAATGACCAACACAAATACCGACAATCTCACTCTGCTTCCAATCGCGCTGCGTATCTAAGAAGTTCAGCGATGGTTTCTTTTTCTTCAAACGAAAAAGAATGTTTTTCAAGTTCTGAAATAAAGTAAGGAATTTCACTCTTTTGAATCGTGGTGCAGCCAGTCGTCGATACGCTTATCCATGCGGCTACGACGATTAGCCTTATAGGCTTTAATATACTCATTGCGGATTTTGAACACAGCGTCAGCGAGGCTGGGAAACTCAAGAAGGAGGGACACAAGAAGCTTAATCATTTCTTGTAGGAAACCTTCGCAGACTTAGTGTTCGACACAAACTGTTTGCCTTTGGCTCCAGCTTTCTTCTTCTTGCGAGCTGTAGCAGCCCGTTGCTTAATTGTAAGGTTCTTTGCTTTAGACATAGGTAGACATCTGTCGGGGTTCTTCTTGTTTTTGGAGGTTCCGCATTCACCTTTGATTTTACCATCAGAGCCGATGCGGACCCACTTCTGGCGCCTCCATTTAGCTAGTTCTCCCATGGTTATTTTTTCTTCCGTATCTTGAGCGCCTTCCGCTTCTTGCCTTTCCCGTAGTTGGGGTCTTTGCAATACTTGGAAGCCGCCATGTTGGCGTATGCGGACGGGTATTTGTCGAAGGTGCGTTTAGCCCAAGCGATACCCTTAGGGCAAATCTTAGCCACGACTCTTAGCCTTTCCTACGTTAAGTGCGAGCCAGCTAACAACCTTGTTGGCGCGAGCCACCCACACGTTGTCGCTGTCGTTAGGAGTGAGTGCGGCAATGAGACTTGCAGCGGTTACCAACCCAGTAAGGATTTGAATGACTACGTCTTTGTTGTCGATTACCCAAGTGATTACTTCTGTCATAGTTATTAAATGTTAGAGATTGCAAGACGGCGCTCTACTTCAGCGCGATAGGCTGGGTCTACTTCGTAGCGCTTGCGTCCTGTTGCGTCACGTTCCGACATAGCGGCCATGACTTGAGCTCGGCTTTCAAAGGCGCTTGAGCCAGAGCCTGAGGTCTTACCCTGTGCAAGCGACGGGGCAACGCCGTTGGCTTCTTGGTATTTACCTTTTAGCCAGTCGATAGCCAGCGCGGCTTGCTCGTCAGTTCCGGTTTCGAGGGCTTGGTTGTAAGCTTCGAGTTGTTTGTCGCTGAGAGACTCAGTGGCCCACTCAGACATCTTGTCGTAAGACTCACGACCACCGACAGCTTCTAGCAGTTCAGCTTCACCAGACTGCTGGAGAGCCTCTTGACCTGCGATGTATGAATCAACCAACTCACGACTAAGACCAGACTTAGCTAGGTTATCGTAGGTGGCATCGCTGAGGGCGCCGCTTTCCATAAACTCTTCAGAGGCTCCTGAAATCGCTGTGACCTGTGCGTCCTGCGACGGAGCTTCGGTAGGCTCAGTAGGCGGCAAGTCCTCTGCTGATTCCTCAGGAGCGCCTTGTTTGCGCTCTAGGTTGTTGTAGGCTTCTGCTAGGTCTTCAGGGGACTTGAACTTATCAGGGAGCCACTCAGGGCGCTCTGTTTGCTGTTCTGCATCTTCGATTTTAGAAGCCTCTTCTTCGAGGGTGATTTGTTCCGACGGTGTCGGGTCGTTAATTACGTGTGATTCGCTCATTGCGGTTGTTGTTCGTTAGGTGCAGCCTCCTGCTCACGCGCTGCGGCTGCGTTGTCTTTTGCGATGTTGCCCAAGGCGGCTGCTCCTTGTGGAGCGGCTTTCTCTGCCAAAGACATCATCTGAGATTGTTGCATCTGCTGTTGCATCTCCTCTTGCGTCTTGATGAGCCCTCGGGTCTTGATGCCCAAGCTTGTAGCCCTGCGCTTGAAGTATTCCTCAACATTAACAAACTGACCGATAGCCTGAGGTCCAACGACCTGCGCGGCTCCAGCCAAGAACAAATCTAATTTCTGTAGGTCGTTGCCTCGACCAAGCGCCTCAACGCCTGTGATGATTACTGGTTTTACCAAGTCAGCAGGAAGCTTAGGAAGGCGCTTGTCAGCCGTCATGATGTCCATGACTCGGTTGACCATGGGAAGCTGTAGCTCGTTGCTCAGAAGCGAGTAGAGCCCGCCAAGGGCTGACTCAAGCTCCATAGTGAGCATACGAATCTCCTCAGCGGTCACGCGCTCTGCGTTGCGAACAACACCTGACGTAAGAAGGAACGCCTGTCCCAAGCGCTCTTTGATGGCGTTGGAAGTGTCGGCGGCGATTCTAAAGTCGTTAAACTTGTTGAGCTGTAGGACAGACACGTCGTTAGCGTTGCCCTGCGTGATGGCGCCGTTGGGGCTCTCAGCAAGCGTCTTGGCTCGCGTAGTGCCGTTAGGATTCACTAGGAAGAGAACCTTGGCGGCTGCGGCAGAGCCTTCAACAATGGCCTGAGTAAGAGTCTCTAGGCTTATGAGGTCTCCAAGGTATTCCTCTACATATCCCCTACCATAATCTTCCCCGTCAATCTTAGAGAAGCGAAGAGGAATGTAGGGTAGTTTGTCCTTAGCAAAGGAGCCCACGGAGCTCTGAATTACATTGCCTTTAATCTCTTGGTGAATCTGCCACTTATCGTCAACCAACTCAACACAGGTGAACAAGTCACAGGTCTTTCCGGTGGTCTCGCCCTGTAGGTAGCCAGCGGCTTCCTTGAGTTCATCAGACAGCGTGTTGTAGTCGAGGGTCTCCTTGGTAATGATTTTCAACACATTACCCATAGGGTCTCGGCTTATGACATAGCGGTCTAGGTGGAAGACCCGAAGTCCTCCCTCGGGCGGAACATAGAGTAGTCCATTGCCTGTAATGATAAGGTGCTTGAGAACCTCATGGATGCCAACTCTGTATGACTGGCGGCTGATTTCGTCCATCACGGAGTCCTCTACGCGCTGTAGCGCAGACTCCATCTCTGTGATGATTTCTTGTGTTGCCCCCTCTGCGCGAAGCTTAGGCTCGTCAAAGTTGAGGCGGAAAAATGGGGCATTAGGAGCCAATAAGGCTAGTAGTAGTTTGGATGCTAAGTTGTTGACCCCTCTTGCTCCAATGCCCTGAAATGGTGTTTCTAGTCGTGAGTGTGAATTATGCCCGTCTTCAGGCATAATGTATGGTAAAGTTAGTTTAGATGCCTGACGAGCCCTGTCAATGAAGGGCTCTTTTATGCTTTCTAAAGCAGTATAGCGTGACTCAGCGGAAGTGCTCATTAGTTAAATTCTAAATTAGGTGTATCGGGGTTGACCATGTCATCTTGGTCAACGTCCACGCGAGCTGCAAGCCCACCAAGAGTTTCAATAAGTTGAGTGAACTCAGGAAAGTCTCGGGGTGTTAGCCCTTGTCGCAGCGGTGTGTCTAGGATGTCGTCACTTGCAGGAATCAATGTCTTCCCTGCGTAATCACCAGTGTAAATACGCTTGGAGCCAGTAGTCCAGAAGTGTGCGTGTCCTCGACTAAGTTGTGCGTCACGAATTGCATCAAGCACTTCGGCAGCGGTTTTGACGGTTGTTACAAATCCAATCATTAGAACGATAATCCTGTGCAGGTTTCCCAAAGGTTTTTAAGAGCGAGTGTGAAGTATTGGTTAAAGGACGAATCGCTTGAGGAGTGGTAGAAAGCAGCACCCATTTGGCCACCCCAATAGTTAGACGCTGTGGGGTTGGTTCCAAAATACACGTTGATTGCCATAATCAAATCAGTTGAATCACTGGAAAAGTCCTGATATGCCCCGCCAGACGTAAATCCTGAATTAGCGAATCCATAAGAAGTTCGTTCATCCAAATACAGGTCTCCGAAAAATTCTATTGTTGAGTAAATACGTTTGCCAGTTATGCCTAACGAAGTGTCTACTTTTGAGCTTCCAGTGATGGCATCATGGTGAAACGCAAATTGATTTGACGATTGTTGCTGCGCCCCATGTCCTAGACTACCCGAATTAACAAAATCAACTCCACCCATAGGACACCCGTTAGAGCTAGAATCTGGAGCCACCTGAAGAAAACCAAACCCTTGACTGCCTAGTGAAAGCCCTTTGGCAACAGCAGAACTACCTGTATCCATGAATCCAGAATATGACGGGTTGTCAATGTATCCTGCATTATGTCCAATGCTTCCATTGAACGTCCCTTGAGTTCCGCTTACGAGACATCGGGAGTTAGCAGATGCTTGCCCCCATATTGTCAGATAAAGACGGGCAATATCAGAATACCACCCTTCGCTTTTGCCAGTGGCGTAGAACGTATCTATGGCTTGCTTTTGGTCGTCCGACAAGGAAACCCCGTCACCCTCAAGTGCGGCTGCGTATGTTGATGCGTCAGAGTCCGCGAAGGAGTAACCACTTCCCAGCAAGTCGGACGCCACTGGGCGAGCCAGTGCGTTAGTCAGTGAGGAGGTAAGAGAACCCTTCGGGAACTGAAACATGATTAGAATGCTTTGTTTTCAAACAGCGGCTTGACTTCAGCAACAACGACAAGAGCGTCGGCGCCGGAGCCACTGACATTCACGCGAACCTGCGAAGAGGTCGTAGAGAATAGCACAGCGCCGTTAGCGGTAAACGAGGCGTCGCTTCCGATGTCAACCCAAGTGTCTCCAATCTTGTGCTGGAGCTTCACAGTGCGACTGCGGAAGTTACTTCCTGCGACTGCAAACATACCTGTAGAGCCGTTCCAGTCGATGTCAGTGTCTGAGCCCTGAGCTGGGTTGGCGATTGTTTTTCCGTAATAACTCATGGTTTTTAGTAGGGTGAGGCTCCACTTCCGGCTGCGCCGATGTTAGGAGCTGTTCTGTTGATTACAAGAGAGCGTTGACCTCCACGTCTGCGACTTTCTTTGCGTTTTTGTTGTGAGCCTGACTTCACCTGCTTGACCTTTTTCATCGGCTCAGGTGGGGGCGCTGGCGCTGGAGGCGGTGGCGGGGTCGAGGGTGAACTCATGCACATATTATAAGTCTGGTATAGAGGTTAGGGAGTTGTCGCGCTGTTCGTCGCGCTTGAATTTAAGAAAGCGAATAACCGAGCGAGCCCCCGAATGATAGTCGATGTCTCTTAGCGAAGTATCAGGACCAAAGTCCCGCATGGGGAATTGGGCCTCTAGTGCCTTAAGAAACTCGTCGTTGATTGGTGGAAAATGGTTTTCCTGCTTCATATATACCCAGTCTAGTTTTTAGGTTCCCAAAGAGTTATTTCCTTGGTGTCTCTGTTGTAGTCTTTGTCGTGAAGAATGTAGGCAAGTCTAGCGTTAAGCAGAGCGTCCTCCTCCGTTTGCCCCGCCTTCTCGTAGGCAGCAACAACTGTCTCCCAAGTGTAGCCGTTCTTGTCGAAGAGCTTCTTAGCACCAACAACCCCAACGCCTTTAGCTCCTGAGTATCCGTCAGCGGAGTCACCAGCGAGCGCTTGTATCAGGTGGAACCTACGTGCGTCCTCGGCGGTGGTGGTTTTGGTTTCTTGTTTGAGTGGGTTATACCAAGTTACTGGCAGGGTCTCAAAGTCCTTGTCGCCTGATACCGCAATGGTGTTCTCAGTGTCTGCTGTGGCAAGAATACCAATCCAGTCATCAGCCTCTAGGCGGGTCTCGGAAACACCCCTGTAGGTTTCGGTGACCCAGCCAATGAGCCACTTGAGTCCCACGGGCTTGCGCTTGGTTGACCTGTTAGCCTTGTAGGAAGGCCACAGGTCGTAGCGGAAGTTGTTAGAGCCAGAGAAAACTGGTATGATGTTGTCACAGTCTAGCTCTTTTTCTAGGTTGTCCATGAAGGTGCTTATCTCGCGCTTCATGTCGCTCTCCTTAGACATCAGAGTCCAAGTGTCCTCGTCCCACTTGGTTTCGTATTCACAGGCAAACGCAGCCCTGTAAACCATCATGTCAGCATCCAGTAGTATTGTCTTTGGCATTAGTGGGTTTCTTTCCAGTTGTTACCTACATTGTATTCACCGTCTAGTGGGCATTTGACGTTCAAAGCTTCTCCTGCCTTCTTGATGCTGTCAACAAACAACTGACCTAGCTCTTTAGCCTTGTCGGCATCGCACGAGAACTGAACCTCGTCGTGGACGTTAGCGTGCATTTCGTAGTCGTCATCGTTGGCACTCTCAGCAAACAACACCAAAGCCTTCTTCA